TGGTGCGGTAATGCCAGCAACGTGTGGACGTTCATGGCGCACACCGAAGCGCAAGCGACGCAAGTGCAGAAGGACATGAGCGCCTTTATCCAGGCGCAGCAGACGCGCTATGCTGGCCTCGTGACGCAGATCAACGCTGCGACCACGCCGGCAGAAGTCGAAGCCATCAACTGGTAAGGAACGCCATGCTCTCTCGTGAAGAACTCGAAGCGGTCTTCAACATCCTGATCGAACGGCCCTTCAAGGAAGTGGCGCCGCTGATCGGGCGCATCCAGCAGGAATACGCGGCGCTGCCCGTGCCCGCGCCTGACCCGGAGCCGGCTCCCGTCCCAACAGCCGAGGCCGCACCCGTCGTCGACATCAACACCGGCAATATGGCGGCCTGATCATGGATATGCAGACGGCGATCAATTTAATCGGGGGCGCCACCCTGGCGGTCATCGGATGGTTTGCTCGCCGTCTGTATGAGGCGACCGAGGCCCTTCGTCGCGACATCCACCAGATCGAGGTAGACCTGCCGAAGCACTACGTGTCGAAGGAAGACTGGCACGACAGCCTTCGGAAAATCGAGTCGATGCTGGAAAAGATATTCGACCGCCTCGAAGGGAAAGCTGACAAATGACGACGGGTCTAAGCTACGACGGCAGCACCCCCGGCACGGCCAGCTACATTCAGCAGGTCGCGGAGCTTGCCGTCGTGCCTACGACGGACGTTAATTTCACGGCCATCCTGCCGGCGATGATCACCTACGCCGAAAACCGCATCTACCGGGACTTGGACTTCCTCGTCACGGTCCTGGCGACAACGACTAGCCCCACGACCTCCGCGCCCTACGTGTTCACGGCGAGCAACCGGCAACTGGCGATCCCGACCGCCGACTTCGTGACGCTTCAGCAAGTCAACGTCATCACGCCCTACACCCAGACGAACCCGACGCTCGGCGCGCGTAACACGCTGCTGCCGATCACCAAAGAGTTCCTGGACTACGTCTACCCCAGCGCGACGGGGGCGACGGTGCCGCAGTATTTCGCGATGCTGACGCAGAACACGATACTGGTAGGCCCCTGGCCCGACCAAGCCTACACCGTGGAGATCGTCGGCACGATCCGGCCCGCGTCGCTGTCCTCGACCAACGAGACCACGTTCATCTCGCTCTACCTGCCCGATCTGATGATCATGGCGTCGATGATCTATATCAGCGCCTACCAGCGGAATTTCTCCGGCATGTCGTCCAATGACCCAAACATGCCCACCAGCTACGAAACCCAGTATCAGACGCTGCTGAAGAGCGCCATGGTCGAAGAGGCGCGGAAAAAGTTCCAGTCCAGCGGCTGGGCGTCGCAGTCGCCCGCGCCCGTCGCTTCTCCGAGCCGGGGGTAGCCCGTGGCTGAAGCGTCGCTCAAAGTCATACCCGGCGTCGATCAGAACAAAACGCCCGCGCTGAACGAGGCCGCGCTGTCGTCCTGCAACCTCGTGCGGTTCATGCCCGACCGCTCCGGCTACGGGCTGGTGCAGAAACTGGGCGGCTGGACCGCCTACTACCCGACCCCCATCAGCACCACGCCTCGCGCCTTGTGGGCGTGGGAGGATACGAACGCCGCGACTTACCTCGCCGTGGGCAATCAGGCCGCCCCGACCTCCTTGCAGGCATCGCTGGACATCATCGCCGCGGGCAACCTGACCAACATCACGCCGCGCACGCTGACCACGAACCCGGCGATGAATTTCACCACGACCGCCGGCAGCAGCGTCGTCACGATCGTTGACGCCGGCATCTCGACCAGCAATTTCGACACGGTCTTCATCTCGACGCCCGTGGCCATCGACACGCTGATCCTGGCCGGCTTCTACCCGGTCACGGTCGTGAGCGGCACGACCTACACGATCCAGGCGCTGAATGCGCTCGGGCAGCCAGCCTACGCCGCGGTAGGCGTCAGCAGCGGCGGGGCGGCCCCGACCTACACCACGACCACGGGATCGGCGACCGTGACCGTGACGTTGGCCAATCACGGGCTGGTGGTGGGCGGATCCTACTCGGCTCTGATCGCCACCGTGTTCAATGGCGTAACGATCTTCGGGAACTATACCGTTCTGACCGTCCCGACCGCCAATACCTTCACCATCACGGCGTCGACGACGGCGACGGCGGCCAGCACGGTCTCCGAGAACAACGGCAACGCCAACATGGTCTACTACATCGGGTTCGGCCCGGTGCAGCAAGGCACGGGGTATGGCATCGGCGGCTACGGCAGCGGCGGCTACGGCTCGGGCACCGCCATCACGCCTACAACCGGCATCCCCGTGTTCACCAATGACTGGACGCTGGACAATTTCGGCCAAATTCTGGTCGCTTGCCCCGTGCCGGAACTGGTGGCGGCGTTCACCAATGTGACGGCGACCGGCACCGGCTCAACGGCTACGTTGACCCTTCCGTCTTCGACCTACGTCATCCCCGCGGGCAACGTGATCAAAGTCACCGGGATGTCGATCTCGGCCTACAACGGCACCTACTACGTCACGGCTTCGTCCGCCGGGTCCGTCTCCTACGCCAGCGCCGCGACGGGCGCCGCGACCGGCGGCTCGGTCGGCACTATCGACCCCGCGTCCGGCCCGATCTTTTACTGGGATCCGACCAGCGGCGCGACAACGGCGACGGTCATGTCGTATGGGCCGCCGGTCAACGACGGCGTCTTCGTGGCCATGCCGCAGCGGCAAGTCGTGGCGTGGGGATCGACCTTCGCCGGCATCCCGGATCCGCTCTTGATCCGCTGGTGCGACATCCAGAACTTCAACACGCCGGGATCCTGGGTCGCGCAGTCCACGAACCAAGCCGGCTCCTACCGCATCCCGAAAGGCTCGCGCATCGTCGGGTGCATTCAAGGGCCGCAGCAGGCACTTGTTTGGACCGACCTCGCGGTGTGGTCGATGCAATACATCGGGCAGCCCTACGTCTATTCGTTCAACGAGCTTGCCGTCGGGTGCGGTCTGATCGGGCGCAAGGCGGCGGGGTCGTTCAACGGCGTCGTCTACTGGATGGGCCAAAGCCAATTCTTCATGCTGTCGGGAACCGGCGTGTCGCCGATCCCGTGCCCCGTGTGGGACGTCGTTTTCCAGCAGCTCGACATCTCCCACGCCAACCGCATACGCTGCGCGGTCAATTCGCGGTTCAGCGAGGTGGCGTGGTATTACCCGACCACGACCTCGAACGGCGAAGTCGTCGCCTACGTCAAATACAACACGACGATCGGCCAGTGGGATTTCGGCACGCTGGGGCGCTCGGCGTGGATCAACGAGTCGGTCCTGGGGCCGCCCATCGGCGCCGACCCGTCGAGCAACTACATCTACCAACATGAAACCTCACCCGACGCGGCCAACGGCACGCAGGCGGTCGCGATGAACTCGTGGTATCAGACTGGGTATTTCGCGACCAACGAGGCCGACAACAAAGTCTTCATCGATCAGGTGTGGCCCGACGCGAAGTGGGGCTACTACAACAGCACGCAGAGCGCGACGCTGAACCTGACTTTCTACCTCACGGACTACCCGGACCAGGCGCCGACGGCATACGGGCCGTATTCGTTGACCGTCGGCACGACCTACATCACGCCGCGCATGCGGGGCCGTCTCGTGTCGGTCTACGTGGGCAGCAACGACCTGGGCTCCTTCTGGCGCATCGGCAATATGCGGTACCGCATGATGCCTGACGGGAAATTCTGATGAGCGGCTCGTTAACCAACCTTCTGACGACGTCGCAGAACATCGTCACCGCGCTGAACAACAACGCCTCGACCTCGCTGCAAGTCGCGGGCAACAAGAACGTGACGGGCATTACCGCGCAGGCTGTGGTCTCCGCCAATCCGGGCCGCGTGGCCACCGTCTCGGTCATCGTCGCGGGTTCCACGACAGGCACGATCTGGGACGCGGCAAATACAGCGTCGGCGAGCAATGCGCGGCGACTGGCCGCGATCCCGATGTCGGTCGGCGTTTACGTTATCAACATGCCGGTCGCGTATGGTATCGTCGTAACCCCCGGCACCGGCATGACCGTCGCCGTCAGCTATTCGTGAGGGCGCCATGCCACTGAAGAAAGGCCACAGTCAGGCGACGATCTCCGGCAACATTCGGGAGATGATCCGTGCCGGTCATCCTCAGAACCAAGCCGTCGCCGCCGCGTTGAACACGGCGCGCCGATACCGCGCCGATGGGGGCAACCTTTTGGGCTACCCGGCGCCGATCCGGCCCTTGAACACGGCGCCGCCGAGCATCCCGCCGGTCGGGCCGCATCCAGGCGGCGTCCCGCCGATCCCCGTTCCGCCAATGCCCGAGGGCGGCACGACCACCACCGTACACAGCGGCCCGATCCGCAGCGCCGTGGCGGGGCGCACCGATCATCTGCCGATGCACGTCCCGCACGAGTCCTACGTCATCCCCGCCGATGTGGTCAGCGGACTGGGCGAGGGGAACACAGAGGCGGGGTTCAAGGCTCTGCGCTCCGCGTTTCAGCAGCACTTCTACGGCACGCCGGGCCCGGGCAAAGGCTTGCCCTACGGCGGCGGCCGGCTTCCCTACGGCGCGGGCGAGAAGAAGCCTTACGGCGCGACGCCTCGGCCATACCAGCAGCAATTGCCGCGCCACGCCAAAGGCGGCCCGGCGGACGGGGCAGTCCCGGCCACCACCGTGCCTATTGTGGCGGCGGGCGGCGAATATGTTATACACCCCCGCGATGTCGCCCGGATCGGCAATGGCTCCTTGGCTGCGGGCCATAAAATACTGGACGACTTCGTGCTCGCGGTGCGCGCGAAAACGATCAAAACCCTGAAGGGCCTGCCGGGCCCGAAACACGATTGAGGCCATGGTCAGACTCGGAACCCCCGCAGATGTTCACGACGTGATGGCTCTGGCGCTCGCCGGGTCGTCCGAGAACGGTTTTCTCGCTCCGACCAAAGAGAAAATGCTCGGCGATATCTGGTGCGCGCTGAACCGGGACTACGGCCTGATGGGCGTGATCGGCGAACCTGGCGAGCCTCTGGAGGCGGCGGTTCTGCTGCGGGTCGGCAAGATGTGGTATTCCGACGAGAACGTGCTCGAAGAGAAAGCGATCTTCGTGTCCCCCGAAGCGCGTCGGAAAAGCCCGTCTCGCGCGAAGGCGTTGATCACTTTCTCCAAAAAAGCCGCCGACGAACTGGGCCTGCCGCTCATTATCGGCGTTCTGAGCAACCTTCGGACTGAGGCAAAAGTAAAGCTCTACACACGGCAATTCGGCGCACCTGCCGGAGCTTTCTTCCTGTATGGCGCCAAAACCGGCGAATGGCGCAAGGCTGTGGAGGCCGACGATGGGCGGTAAATCTTCGACTTCGACCTCCTCCGTTCAAATTCCGCCGCAGGTTCTGGCGCAGTATCAGGCCGTCACGTCGCAAGCCAACTCGCTGATGGGCACAAACCCGGCGACGGGCGCTCCCAACACGCCGTTCCAGCAATACAGCACGAACCCGTCCGCTTTCGTCGCGCCGTTGACGCCGACGCAGCAGGCTGGTCTGGCCGGCACGAACTACTACGCCAACGCGGCGCAGCCATATTATCAGGGCGCCACGGCAATGACGCTCGCGGGAGCGGGTCCGGCCAACCTCGGCCCGCTACAGACCAATCGCTACTTGTCGCCGTTCATCCAGGATGTGTATGGCGCGCAGCTGGCCGGCCAGCAGATGCTGAACCAGCAGCAGGCCAGCGGCTTGCAGGGGCAGGCGCTCCAGGCGGGCGCGTTCGGCGGCGACCGATCCGGCATCGCGGCGGCGAACCTTGCGTACCAACAGAACCTCGCGAACGCACAGACCAACGCGCAGTTGCTCCAGTCCGGCTACACGCAGGCGCAGGGCGTCGCCGCCAATCAGCAGGCCGCGCAGCTTGCGGCGCAGCAGGCGAACCTTGCTCGCGTGGGGGCGGCTGGCGCGCAACTCGGGAACCTCGGCACTGCCGCGCAAGCCGCCGGGTTGCAAGGCGCGCAGCAGCAGTTGGCGGCGGGTCAAACACAGCAGCAGACCGCGCAGGCGGGGTTGCAGGCGCTCTACAACCAGTTCCTTCAGCAGCAGGCTTACCCGTTCCAGACCTTGGGCGAGTTGGCGAACATCTCGGAAGGCATCGGCGCGTTGTCGGGTTCGACGACCACGACGACGCAGCCTTCGTCGTTCTTCTCCGACGCGCGACTGAAGCAGGACATCGAGCCGATCGGCGAGACCTATGACGGTCAGAAGATCGTGAAGTTCCGCTACAAGGGGCAGCCGGGCAAGCAGATCGGCCTTGTCGCGCAGGATGTCGAGCAGCATCACCCGGAGGCGGTCGGTCTCGCCGGCGGCTACAAGACGGTCGACTACGACCAGGCGACCCGAGACGCGGCGCGGCGCGGGCATTTCCGGCACGGTGGCTTGGCGGCTTCGTCGGAAGGCGGCGCGGTCGTGCCGGAGCACTGGGGCGAGGGATACGCCCTCGGAGGCGACATAACCCCGCCGCGCCTGAGCGATCAGCAGTTGGCGTCCCTGCTTTCCGCGCAGCAACAGATGTATGGCGGCGCGGGTCTGTATGGCGGCGCTCCGGGGCGTAGCTCTATGGGCCTCTACGGCGCGCAAGTCCCAAAAACGCCGGTCGGTCAACTCGCTGTCGCGCATCCGCCGCAACAGCACGAGCCGACGGCGGCGGAAGTGGCCGGCACGGCCAACGCTTGGGCGGGTCTTGGCGAGAAGTTGGACACCGCGCTCACGGGGGACAAGGACGGCCAGGGTGGCGCGCTCAACTGGCTGAGCCGTCAGTTCGGCAAAACGCCGAACCAGACGCCCGCCGCGCCGCCGCCCGCCGCGCCGCCTGCTACGTTCAACGACCCGACTGCGGATCAAAACCAGCCTCCCTCTGAAGCTCACGGCGGCGCGATCCATTATGCGGGCGGCCTCGCGCCCCGTGAACATCACGCGCATGGTGGCGCGACGACGGTCATGCCCTACAGCATGCCGACGTTCGCCTCTGGCGGCGCGGCAGTCGATGCGCCCTACACCAACGACAACCCTTCTTCCCCCAGCGAAGGATACATGGGGCTGTCGGAGAAAGATCAACCGTCTCCGCCCAGACAGCTTCAGCCGGCACAGACGCCGGGCCAAGGACCGAGCGGCGCGTCGCAGTTGGCTTCGGTGGCGGGATTGGGCAGCGCGGCCTTGGGGCTGGGCGAGAAAATCGGCGGCCTATTCGCTAGTATTCTTCCCGCTCTGGCGGCCCACGGTGGCCGCATCCATCACAATGGTCTGGCCGGATCGTCGGAAGGCGGTCGAGCTTCGCTCGAGCATTGGGGCGAAGGCTACGCGACCGGCGGCGTTGCGGGACGGAGGGGGTATCCGACTGGCGGGTGGGTGTCGGGGTATGACGGCCCACTGGTGGTGCCTGATGAGTTTGGGCGCCCGCCCCAAGATCTTTTTCCGCCGCCTTCTCCGACCAGAGGATGGGCTGCGCGGGCCATGGGCGTAACGTCCGACCAGAAAATAGGCGAACCCGCTCCTGCACCCGAGGTGCCCGGAACCGATCCGGGCGGCGGCGGCGACGCTGCCGCTACTCCTACAGGGGTCGGAGAGTCGGTCAATGTCACGCCAGAGGTCAGGGCCGCCGCGGACCGTAACAATTTGGTGGTTGGTCCAGATGGCGTCGTTGCTGCCGGCCCGCGCCCTGGCGTCGCTGCTGCCGGCCTACCGGTGGTGACTGATGAGTATGGGCGCACGCTCCAAGATATTTATCCGCCGCCTTCCGACGATCCGACCAGAGGATGGGCTGCGCAGATCATGGGCGTACTGTCCCCGCCGATCGGCGTGGGAAACCTGATTAGGCCGCTTCTTCCCTCCGGCCTGGGCGGCGGCGGCGACGCTGCCGCTACTCCTACAGGGGTCGGAGAGTCGGTCAATGTCACGCCAGAGGTCAGGGCCGCCGCGGACCGTAACAATTTGGTGGTTGGCCCAGCTGGCGTCGCTGCTGCCGGCCCGCGCCCTGGCGGCGGCGGCGGCGGAGGCGGCGGAGTTGCGCCCCCCGTCCCGCCACCCGCCGCGCCACCCGCCGCGCCACCCGCCGCGCCACTCGCCGCGCCACCCACCGGTCTCGCGCCGCCACCCACCGGTCTCGCGCCGCCTTCCGACGAAGGCCCCGGCGTTTTCGACAAGGGCAGCTGGATGTCGCGCCACGAAAGCTGGCTCATCCCGCTGCTCTCAGGCATCGGGACGATGGCTTCCTCGCCAAGCCGTTACCTCGGCGCGGCGCTCCTGCAAGGCGTGGGCGGAGCGGCCCAAGCCTACGAAGGTGTGCAGAACCAGATGCAGAAACGCGCGGGCGAGGCGCTTATCGCTGCCCGAAATGCGTACACGTTTGTCCCCGGGCTAGGGAATGTCATTCTCACGGTCGATCCAAAAACCGGAGGCCCGGTCTACATGCCGGCCAAATCCTTCGAAGATCTGCGCGCTCAAGGCAAACAGCCGCAAATTTTCGGCCCATTAAGCGGAGCGGGAAATACGCCTCTCCCTCCCGTGCCGCCAATTCCGGCTCCTTCGGGCATTGGCAATCGGTTTTCGGCAAAATCGGCCGCCGAAGCGACAGCGGACGTTCAAGCCCTTCAAAGTTCTTCAGTCCCCAGCTTTATCCCTCAAGAAGCCGAGGCAAGCGGCAAACGTTGGGGCCAAACCCAAGCAGACGCCGAAAATGCCAGAAATCTTCGGGCATATACCGTGGAAATGATGAGAATACTTTCCGCCAATCCTGAAACCGCTGGCGTTTTAAGCGACCCGGGTCCTTTTGCAGCGGTTCGAGCGCAAGCTTCCAATGCACTGCACTATCTTGCCGAGGTAACCGGCGTGCAGTTTAATCAAGGGGAAGCCGCTACTGACCAGGCTATTCTAGAAAAATTAAATGGGCGGGCCGCGAGCGGTCTTCTCACGAGGACTCAAGAGCGTTCGCTTGGGGCGCTCAATACTTTTTTAAGCATACAGCCCGGAAAAGGCATGCCTCGTGAAGCCGCCGCTACTTTAGCGTCTCAGTTGTTTGTGGAACAGCAGAGAGCAATTGATAAAGGGAATTATGCGATCCAATACGGTCAGCGTTCTGGGAACTACCTAGGGCCGCGTTTTGACCCCGCTTTCGATCAAGAATACTCATACCCGCAATATACGGCCGAACAAGCCCTGTGGAAACGAATGATGATGGACCCAACCGGTGCGGGCGCTGAATTCTTTAAGCGAGTACGCGCGGGGGGAGTGGGTGCTCTCGCCGTTGAAAAGTTCCTTGCTGGAATTGGTCGGGGGCCCAATCAACCAACAGGCCCTTATGTAGGGATGGGCCGTTACTTTGGGTCTGGAGGCTAGCATGGATGACCCTTTTGCTGACTTGGACCCCGGAGTTTTTGCTGCGGCTCCGACCGCCTCACAGACGGACGTAAGCCCATCGGGGAGCGATGACCCGTTTGCGGGCTTGGATCCGAACGTTTTCGCGCCGCCCACCGCGCATCCCCGCACCACGCCTGCCGGTGGCCCGCCGACGCCTGCCGGTGGCCCGCCGACGCCTGCCGGTGGCCCGCCGACGCCGCCGCCTGCGCCGCGCGAAGAACCGGATATCCCAAACGCCGTCAACGTTCCCAAAGGCGCGTCCGCCAGAGAAGTAGTGTCCGGCGCGATACAGAATTTCATTCCGGATGCGAAGCGCAATCTGGCCGAAATATATATGACGATAGTGCATCATCCCGAGGATGTTGGGTCGTTGCTGAAAAACGCCGCGATCGGTGTGGACTCCAAAATCCAAGAATATGCCGGAGTAAAACAAGACCCGACAAAAAAAGCACAGGATGAAGCCACGGTTGATGCGCTGGGCAAGATGTTTGTAGATCGTTGGGGGACGCTGGATGACGCCGGCTATACCCTCGCCAACCATCCCTTCTCCGCGCTTGCGGACATTTCCACTCTCGCGGGCGGCGCGGGGCTAGCGGGTAAAATCCCGATGATCGGGGAAGCGCTCGAAGCGACCCGCGTCCCGGCGCTGGCGCGAAATGTGGCAGCCCTGACCAATCCCCTGAACCCAGGAGGCGTCTTGACTGGCGCGGGTCGTGCAGTTTCCGCAGGCAGAAATTTATTGACCGGCGCGGGCAACATCTCGCGCGACCTGGACTCGCAAATTCTGGCGGCCTCGGGCGGCAGATTGAACAGCGCAATGGTTCGGGCAGAAGGTCTCGCAAGAGACACGCTGTCAGACGCGGCCAGCGAGACAAACGGCAACGCGGCAATCATGCGGTCGGCGGGGTTGCAGCCGACCTTAGAGGCTACGACCGGCGTCAAAACGCCCGCCATCGCGCAGGCCGCCGTAGATGCGGCGAACGCAAACAACCTCGCCAAAATAACCGGCGAGTTTCGCGGAATTTCGGGCGCTGTTGCTCCAGACCTGACCGCTGTGCCCGCGGCGATAGATCGCAATCTTCTGGGACTTAAAAATACGGTTGACCAAGGGTATGCCGCCCTACGGAAATCGGACTTCGCGCTGCACCCGGACTTTGCGAGCGACCTAGATCCTCGCATAAACAGCGTCCTCAATGCGGAACGCAAGGGTTTACCGAGAGATTACGTTCTCAACCCTCTTCCGACGGGAACTGCCTCGCTTTACCCAACAACGGACGCAGCTCTGGCAAACCTGCGAGCCGTGTTGAACAGAGCGAGTTCCGCAGACGGGCGTATCTCTGCGGCAGACCTGGAAGGTGCGCGGCAAGGGCTCAACGAGGCTTGGAGACAAGCGCAAAGCGGAGATCGGGCAAACATCACTTCTATAATTAAAGCTTTTGATGACCACGTTGCGAACTCCGTTGTTCCTCCTACGGCGGGAGGACCTGGGCGCCTTCTAAAAAACGGTGCACCCGCTACTGTCGCGGATATCGATGAATTCAACAATACTTTTACCACGGCGCGCGACGCATTCCGCGATCTTAAGGAGAACTACCTTGAGAGCAAAAACCCCACGATCAAAGCGGTATCTGAACGTCTTGCCGAAGCTCACGGAAACCAGGATGGACTGTATACTGCTGCTAGCCCTGCTGATTATCGTGCTGTCGAGCCAAGAATAACTTCCGCGCTCCTGGACTCCAGTTCCGGCGCGATGAACGCAAAAGCTCTCGACGACATTTTGGGGCCGGACAGTGTTCGGGCTCATGTGCGCCAAAGCCTGCTCGACACGACCGGAAACGCGCCACAGCGCAGCGCGGCGGAACTGCAAACCTACTTGCATGACCCGAACCCGGCCACGTCTGTCGTGGGGAAACACTTTTCGGCCGACGAAGTTCGGACCTTGCGACTTCTTAATCACAGTCGCTCTTTGATGGAAACTCCCGGCAAAGTTGTCGCGGAACGCCCTGGGTTTTTCGCAGGTTTGGGCACCCGAGCATCGCGCGCTCTTGTGGCTGGCGCCCTCGGCCATACGATGTCCGGGGGTAGCTTTACCTCGGCGGCGGCTGCGGGGATCGCGGAGCACCTGCTTGAGCATGGCCTCGGGAAAATCTCCGACCGAGCAAAAATCGCGCGTGCCCTCCAGGGGTCCGCGCCGCGGGGTTCCCTGGTCATGGGAGCAGCCAAGGCCGGGGTCAAAGCCGGGGTCGGGGCCGTGACAAACCCGACGCGGCTGAGGAACCTCACGGTCCTTTCGGGGGCTACGCGCGGAGTGCAGCCGGGTGCAACAGCGCAGGGACCGGGTGCAACAGCGCAGGGACCGGTCGCAAACGAAGCTCTGGCGAACGCGATCCGAAGACAAGAAGGCCCCGGCGTTTCAGGTCAAGGCGCCGTGATGGGGATCATGCCGGGGACTTTCGCACGATACGCCAAGCCCGGCGAACGCATCGATAACCCCGACGATAATTTGAGGGTTCATCGCCGCATTATTGATGACTTGATGCGCAAATCGGGCGGCGACTGGAGGCGAGTAGCTGTCGGCTATTTCTCCGGGGAGGGCAATATCGCGCCGCCCGGCAGCCCCACCCCATGGATTAAAGATAACTATGACCACCCTCCCGACCGACCGGGAAAATCCACCTCCAGCTACGTGGCGGACATCGGGCGACGGTTGGGGCTGGATCCGAACCAACCGGCCAGTAACCCGTCAGCGCCCTTCGTCATCGGCGACAGCATCGGCGCCGGCATCGCGGCAGCCGCGAAAGCGCCGAATGCGACGACAGTCGGCGCATCCCCGACCGCAGTGCTGAACACCATCGAAAACACACCCGACGACAACGTCCGAGGCAAGAACATCGTGCTGTCCGGGGGCGCCTCGAACAATCCCGCCGAAGTCGCGCTTGTCGAACGACAAATACGCGCGCTGCAAGAGAAGGGCGCCGCAAACATTACTCTGGTCGGCGTCGGGGATCGTCCCGACTTCGCGGGCGTGAACGAGCGGCTCGCGGAAATCGCCAACAGAACTGGCGCGCGTTTCACGGGCGCGCTAGACCCCAGGAACCTATCGAGCGACCGCGTGCACCCGAGAAATTACCGCCCCTTCACCGTGGCCGCCTCAGGCGGTCGCATCGAGCGCGCTTCCGGTGGTCGGGCATCCGCCACCAGCCATAAAGCCGCCGTGACCTCTCTGCTGAACGCCGTGGACCGCGCGAAGAAGACCAACTCGAACGCGACCAAAACGCTCCTGAACGTATCCGACGACACCATCGCGCGGGCACTGTCCGTCGCCAACCGGGCCATCTGACCATGACCAGCACCTACACGTCGAACAAGTATCTCGAAGAGCCGGCGAACGGCGACTACGTGAACACCTGGAACGTGCCGGTGAACGCCAACTTCACGGCCCTGGACACCGCGCTGGGCGGTACCGTCACGTTCAACGTGACCGGCCTGAGCGGCACCTACACGATCACTTCCGCCGCGTGGAACAGCAGCAACCCCGTTCCCTACCGCCCCTTCTACATCTACGTGACCGGCACGCTGACCGCCAACGTCACGTTCCAGTTCCCCTCCGGCGTCGGCGGCCAGTGGACCGTCGTGAACGCCACGACGGGCGCCTACACCGTCACGTTCACGGGCGGCACCAGCGGCGTTCCGATCCCGCAGACGAACTCCGCCGTGATCATCTTCTCCACCGGCAGCGGCGCCGTCGCCTTCGCGAACCTGATCACCACGACCCCGGTCGGCGTCATTCAGGCGTTCGCCGGATCGACGGCACCTTCGCAGTGGTACTTCTGCTACGGCCAGTCGGTGTCGACCTCGACCTACGCCGCCCTCTTCTCGGCGATTGGCTACACCTACGGCGGCAGCGGCGGGTCCTTCAACCTGCCGGACCTGCGAGGCCGCACACTAGCCGGTGTGGATAACATGGGCGGAACCGCCGCCAACCGGATCACGCCCGGCGTATCCGGCATTACCGGCACAACGCTGGGCGCGGCGGGCGGCGATCAAAACGTCGCGGCTCACAGTCTTTCCGCCAGCACCTCCGTGTCGATCAGCGACCCGGGCCACAACCACACCTATCAGACGCAGAACCAACCAACCGGCACTTCCGGCGAAGGCAATTATCCCGGCTACGTGGGCATCGCGGCGACCAGCACGGCTTCCACGGGTATTTCCGCCAGCGCGTTTACCTCGGTGACCGACAACAGCACTGGCGTCGCGGCGAACGTGCAGCCGACGTTCATGATCAACTACATCATTTACGCGGCGGCGTGACGCGCCCCATCGTCACGTTCGTAGGCGCTCGCACATCTCGGTTCCGCCAGGTCCAGCACTCGCCGGTATCGTCCTGAAACACGACCCACTGAAGGTCGTGTTCGACGCC